ATAATATTTGGAATATATAAATAGAATATTAAAATCTAGAAGTAAAAGATCCAAATAAAAAGGTGTATTAATCTCAATACACCATATCACAACAATATAAAATCGGGAAAAAGTCGGAATGTATAAATCGAGAATAGAATACACGATATAATAATTAATATATATATAAAATATAAAAATTGAATTATATTATAACAAAAAATATAATGTTATATTAATAAGACGAGAACATACAATGTCACAAAATGATATTAAAAATAATGAACAAAATTATATATCGATAAAAGGGAAAACTAATGTATTAGTGGATGATAATAATAAAATGTGGTATAATACGAAGGATATATTAAAACTACTGAACTATAGTGAAAAATCAGATATTGTAATTAAAAAAGTCGCATATGAAAATAGGTGTTTCTATAAAAATATTAAGAAAAAGAATAAACTCCCAAATAAAGGAATTTATGATATTTACATCGACGAAACAGGATTGAAAGATTTATGTTTTAATAATAGTGATAAACCAAAAAAAAATATTAAAGAAATTACGATAATAACAGATTTAAGAGAGTCTTTTTCGCACGAAAAGATAGAATTAGAATATAAAATTAATGATTTTATAATAGATTTATATTTTTCAGAGTACAAACTAGCGGTCAAAAACAATAATAAAAATGATTTAGATATAACACAACAAAACACAATAATTGAAAAACTTGGTTGCACTTGGATAATTTACAATTCTGACGATATAAATTTTAATATATTTAACGTAATAAGTACAATTAATGTTAATATAAAAGCAATACAATTTACTAACAAACGCAATATTAAAATATCTGATTACAAAGATTTGATGATAAAATTGGAAACTGAAAATAAAGATCTTAAATCTGAAATAATTAAAAAAGATAAACAAATAATAATACTAAATGAACAATTAAAAAAAATAAAAATAGAAAAGAAAAAACAATGGGATAAAGTGTTGAAAATTGTTAAATTACCCATTATAAAAGGCGAAGAAAAAGTAGAAATAGATATTAAAGCATTAATAAATTTATTGAATGAAAAAAAATAAAAATCGCGCCCATTTTATGACTGATATGATGATAAATAAATTTAAATCAATTAATGAAAATTATTATATTATTTATGATGATTATATCTATTGAAATCAATTTATTTATCATCATATTAATCATAAAAGTGTCACGACCATAAAATTTAAATTCTAGTTAATAATTCTATATATGTGGAAAAATATTATTGCAAAATGTCCTATTTTATGCATTAATCATTTCTCTTAATGTCGACATTTCAATTTCCACAATATCGGCATTTTTTACAATGTATGGTTTCATAATTTTTAACAATCTATCTTTCAATTCTTTGTAATCGTTGACTGATTTTTTCCATGCTTCATTTGATGCATCTATTTTTTTATCTCTGTTACGTATTTCTTTTTCTAACTGCGTGTTCTTATTTTTTATTTCGATATATTCATTTTTTAATACATCAATGTTATCATTTTGCATATTTTTAATTTTTTCATCTTTGGAAACCGAAATATGATGATAAATATTTTTAATTACATCGGTCATATCAAAATTTGTATCGTCCGGATTGTATCTAACCCACTTACAATTTAATCTATTTGTTATATTTTCTTGTCGCACTTTTTCATACTTCGGATCTCTATCATTATGTCCCTTTTCATCACATTCTACCGCTAAATTATAGTCAGGAAAATATAAATCTATTTTATAATGAAAAACGGAAAAATTGTAAGTCATTTTTTCATTCTCAAAAATAGAGGCTATAATTGCCAAAGTACCTGTTTCCTTTAAAACATATTTATAATTATACATTTTTATTCCAAAATATTTACCAATATCCACGGATCTAAATGATCTTGTATAACAAAGTGCACTTTTTAATCCATCTTCATTTATATATATTTTATGTAACGGTATATCTTTTGATTTATCATTTATATTAATATCTTTATAAAAACACCTGTATTGATGATCAACTGACTTTATTAATTTATCCGATGTATCAACATAACCTAAAATTTTTGCTATTTCTTTAATATCAAACCATGATTGTTTATCATTGTCAATTAATATTGTTATTTTAATATTATTTATTGTTAAATAATCAGTATTCATTTTTTAATTTGTGTTACTGTATGAATTATAATTTATTGTATTTATAATATTTTAATTCAAATTTTCTATAAATTAAATATTTGGATTAGTTAAAATCAGCATATTTGGATAAAATAAATCAACATATTTGGATAACATACCCGCCAAAACGGCCCTAATATCATAATTTGTATATTTGGATCGATAAATTGATATAAAAAACCGGCAAGCGCGCACGTATAACTATACGTTTTAGTTTTAATTAAAAACTAAAAAGCGCTGTATATCTCGAATTCGAGATATACGCGTGCGAAATTTCGCACATAACAATAATAAATATCAAGATGCAATCTTGTTATTTATTGTAAACTTTCCTCTCATATTATTACCAATATACCCATACAGTATCACCCATATAATATTTTTCGAATTTAAATCCCTTAAAATCGGGATCCTTTTTAAGTTGGGATACTAACAAATCTGCCGGCATTTTACTTGTATGTGCGCATGTAGTATGACACAATTTAGATTTTTCATCGATTTTAAATAAAATTTGCTTTTTTTCATTGTTATAAACGGTGCCAGTTTCCAGCTGAGATTTTACCCGATGACGAACAATGTTAATCAACGGCTTCTCGTATGGTGGAGGTAAAATATGTTGTTCCTGTTTTTGTTTCTTCTGTTTTGAAGATAATGCACCCATATCAATATATATATATATAATGTCATTACTTCATTAAATGTGTTTATTTAGACTTTTATATATAAAAATTAAAAAAAGCGCCCATTTTATGATTAATATGATGATGAATAAAATGATTTCAATAAACGATAATCATAATTATTTGACGGATTTTATATTTATTGATTTCATTTTATTAATCATCATATTAATCATAAAAGGAGTCTTCAGCCAAAAATAATAATAGTTTATCCAAATATGCTAAATTTTTACATAAAATGTTATCCAAATGTACTGAATATATTCATCCAAATATACAAAATGTGTTAATCTGTCCAAATTTAATTTATTTTTATATATTATTATCATACTATGAATACAATTGAAAAGTTAAGCGACAAAACAACTGACGATTTTGGCCCAATTACATTGGGTAAATACACAAACAAGAGAAAAAGCGCACTCACAATTAGTGAAAAATCTTCTAAAGATATAGATACGAAAAAAATGCCTGTTATTAAAAATCCTACAAAGGATATAACGCAATTATTTAAATACAATGATTGCGAAATTAAGACTATTATTATTGATAAAGATAATATATGGTTCAAAGGCAAAGATATTGCGACAGTTTTAGAATATGTTAATACAAACCAAGCGATAAAGGACCATGTTGATGATGAAGATAAAACTAATTTTTCTAATTTACGTACAAATTATGGGGGTCATTTAAAAATACCCCTTGAAAATATTGATCCACAAACAATTTTTATCAACGAAAGTGGACTTTATTCTTTAATTTTGTCATGTCAATTACCGAATGCTAAGCAATTCAAGCATTGGGTAACAAAAGATGTATTACCATCAATTAGAAAAACTGGATCATATAATATATCAGAAAAACAACCAATTAAATATGAATCTGTGTATATGAACAAAAATATAACTGATTTTGACAACAAAAATACATTTTATATAAGTTATATTGGTCTTTATGATGATAAACATACATATAAATTTGGTGTCTCAAAAAGAATGTTTGAAAGAGATTATTGTGAACATCGTAAAGTTTTTGATATATTTGACTTGATATTTTTACAAGAAACGATAAATTCAAATGATGTCGAACATTCTTTTAAAAAGGAATTAAAAGTCAGAAATATAAATCGTGAAATTACAATTAATGACAAAAATCAAACAGAGTTATTCACAACAACCGATGAGTGGGATATAAACAAAATTATAAATTTGGCGACTGATTTGATTAATAGTCATCCACTCAAGAAAATATCTGATTTAGAACAGAAAAATAACCAACTCGAGCACGAAAATCAAATAGTTAAACTAAAATTAGAAATTGAAGAACTCAAAAATAAAATTAATTTATTAGAACGAAATCAATTAACGCCTATCCATAAAGAAAAGATTAAACGATTCAATTCATTGTCTAAAATAATCGAGTCATATAATGATCTCAAAAATCAAAATATTGGTATAAACATTAATATCAATGAACTATTTAACCAATTTTTAAATAAAAATATAATGAAAATCAAGCCTCAAAACGTTGATATGTTAAATAACAACATAAAGCAAAGTGACAATATGTCATTTTCTGATATGTAATGATTATTACAATGTATTAACAAAAAACGAGTGGAAAGATTAGTAATTATTTTTAATCATAAATTTGGCACATTTGGATAAAATAATTTGGCATATTTTGATAATATAAATAAAAACAACATTTGGAAAACGTCCAAATGTGCAAAATTATATTATTACCTAATTTATTTAGAATGACATAAATAGTTTTAAAGTCAATTTTATGTCATTTTTATGATTTAAAACATATTGTAGAATAATAAAAATGGGTGCTATTTACAGCACCCTTAATTTCCAATAAGTTTTTTACTTATTCTTATTGGAATACCATACGCGACAACACACGGAAACAATTGCTGATTTCAATGAAATGAAAAACAATGGTACATAAATTGTACTCATTACCACAAGAGAACCGAATCCCAATATAAATTGCGATTCATCTGATGCACTAAGAATGTAGCAATGAGCGGTAACACAACACTGGCGACACTTCCCGTCAATGAATATGTCGCAATCTTCTCACTTAAATTAATAATTTTAGAAAGATTATTACTTGACTGGATGTCATTTAGTTTGTGTGTCAAAATAATGCGTTCAGTTTTTTGTTCTGCTTGTTCCAATTTATCGGTGAAATTTGTGTGGTTGAAAACAATAAGACTCGTAATCATATCGGTATCAACATCCAAAGATTTTGCTTTTAGTTGATGATCCAACAATGTTTGAGTATTTTTAAGTTTTGCAATAACTTCAGAAGTATGTGCGTTATTGGTTCTATTCAAATGACCATCATCAACGCTATCAGCTGTAGCAGAAATTGGATTTCGCGAATAAATACCAATAACATTTTTCAGGTTATTATTGAGTTTTACAGCATCATTCAAATGACCCGTATACTTGGTATGAATAGCAAAGGGACGCAACAATGATCGCAACATATTGCTCGATGAAGTATAATAAATCAAAATTGTTTAGCACCTTGTAATACATCAAATGATTCAATTTTTTTTATAATAAATAAAATTGAAAGAATATATATTAGTCTAAGTTTATTTAAAGGTCAATGGTAAAATTAATAACTACCGAAGGTGATAAAACTATCAAAAAATGTTCAATATATTAAAATACTTGTTTAATATGCAAGATGATGAAGAGAAGGAAACATACAGTAATCATTGGGAAGAATTAATTAAAAAAAATACAAAATATAATACTATTTGCATTGATTGGGAATTAAAATATTGCGATATACTTATTTTTAATTGTTCACAACATCAAATTAAAATTGAGTATGGTGACAAAAGTACACGTATTGAATCATATTTAGGATGTGAAGGCGAATCACCGAGACATACATCATTCATATTAACAGACAAAGATACTATTAAGATCACATGTAACGATAAGATTATAAATAAAAAAATTTACCCGAAAACAATTCTTTATTTGGAAGATAAGGATTTATCTGATGATTAATTTTGAGTAATTATCATTATGTGTCTACCAATGTACTTTAATTACTGTACCGTAACAACAAGTTGTGAACCTAAACCCATTAAAATCAGGATCTTTTTCAAGGCGCGATATCAATATATCTGTTGCCATTTTACAACAATACATGCACGAACTATGCAATAATTTAGATTGTTCATCTATTGTATCCAGAATTTGTTTTTTTTCGTCATTATAAACAGTGTCAATTCCTACTTGAGACTTCATGCGATCGCGTACAATATCAATCAATCGCATTTCATAAGGTGGTGGTAATTGTTGTTTTAAATTAGTAGATTGAGCCATTTTCTTTTATTAAAGTTTTGTTTCTATCTTGAAAATAGTATTTGTTATTTTTCAGTTTTAATTTAATAGATTCAACTATTTTGGTTTTCATCTTTTTTTTCAAGACATTGATTATGCAGAGAATGTGTTATAAAGCGCCCATTTTATGATTAAACATGATGATTAATAAAATGATTTCAATAAATGGCAATCATAATCATTTAACGGTTTTTATATTTATTGATTTCATTTTATTAATCATCATGCCAATCATAAAAGAGTCTTCAGCCATAAAATTATCCGTGTTATTTATAATTTTATTTGTAACATAATTATTCTATTCTAATAAATATAATGAATGAAAAGATTGAAACAGCAGTTTTAATATTATTAATAATAATTGTAGTATATACAACTTTATATGCAACACTTTTTTATATTAATAAAAATAATTTTAGGGGTGTACATACATTTATAGATATTGTTTATTTTACAACAACAACACAGTCAACTCTTGGCTATGGAGATATGACAGCTAAATCACAACTAGCTAAATTTATAGTAATTTGTCAGACATTAACAATTTTATTATTCATCGTGTATATATCTTTAAGTTAAATGTGTATTCCAATATAAATTCATCATTTAAATTCTTTTTTATTTGTTCTATTATTTTGTTATCATCCATGAACAAAACTTTGAAAATATAAATATTTATGTATAATTATGATAAAAACAATTAATAAAATCGTTATAGTATAATGCTTACTAAAATTGTTGTTAGAGGATACAAATTGTTGGATATATTTAAAATTAAAAATATAAATGAAAAATCACTAAGTGTCAATTTTGGTTACGGAACATGGTATGATATTTATAAAAGAAATAAAAAACATTGTTTCGTTGCCATGGATAATATAAAAGTAGTGGGATATTTATTGGCAGATAATAATCATATTATGTCAATCGCTATTGATGAAAAATATAGAAATAAAGGAATTGGTAAATATTTATTGTTACATTGCTTGAATAGTTATGTTAATACAAATAGTAGAATAGTTTCATTGAATGTCAGAAAAGGAAATAATATTGCCATAAATTTATACAAATCAATCGGATTTTATGAAAACAAAGTATTATCTTCACATTATTCAAATCCGGTAGAAGATGCAATTGTTATGCATTATAAATGTGCTAGCGCTCATGTGATAGAACCATATATTTACATATAATTGTATTAAATATGAAAAATAAATTATGCTTATTATTGTTCCAACATACATTCATCGTTCAATTTTAACAATCGTCTAGTTTCTTCTGGAATTTTACGATTATTATACAATATCAGTTTAATTTCTCTTTTTGTTTGTTCTATTATTTTATCGTCATCCTTTCTACTTAGAAAATTACCGAATCTTTTTAGTGTCGATTCATCTAATTTACCTTCTAATTGTTCAAACTTCTCAACTAAATAATCACATTTATCATCATACATATCCTGTAAACAGTTTTCTCTATTCATTAATTTCCAATCATTTCCATCATACATCATTACATACGAATCTTTAATATTGGATATATAAATATTATGATTTTCTGGTCGATTTTTATCAAAATGGACTATTTGCGTAAGATTTTCAATGGATTTAAATCCTTTATTTAATATCTTTTTCATTTGATCATCTGTAATAAAGGACAAATCTTCTTTTCCGTGAGCTATTAGATTAATATTTAATTGTTTAATGTTATTTTGCTGATTATTTGTATTTATATTTTGTTGTTTATCGATATTATTAATTGTACCGTTATTTATTGAATTCGTGCTTGTTTTATTCTTTTTTGCTATTTCTTTTTTAAGTTCATTTATTTGTATTCTTTGTTTCTCATTTTCTTCTAATAATTGTTTTTGATTATTTTCTATTAACTGTATCTGCTTTTTGTTATTTTCTTCCATTTCCTTCATTTGTTTTAATAAAATTTGATATATTTCCTCTTTTGTATTTATATCCTCCTTTTTAATTTTACACCTATCATTAAGATGTCGTTCAAGTGTATATTTATTACAAAATGTTTTACTACAATAATTACATACAAACTTTTCTATGTCATGTAAATTTTCTTTATTTGGTAAATTTCGGTCAATTTCGGTTAATTTTTGGTTAAAATTGGTTAAATCTGGTGAATTTTTAATACATGAAAATTTTTTATTAATATGTCTCACATAATCACTTTTTAATTTAAAAGTTTTATTGCATTTAATACATTTATTATTATTCATAAATATTTTTGTATCCTATATACTATATTTATATCTTTATATTTATGTAAAATATATGTTTTTTTTACATATTATGTTAATATTTTACATATTTTTTACATAATTGTTTGCGTATTATACATTTTCACAAAAACATTGAGGGAGGGGGGCAGAATTTAAAGTTCTAAAAAAATATAGAAAAAAATTTTATCAACAACATTTCTATTTTAAACATACAATGATCACCTAATTGATGTTTATTTGATGACGATATGTATGACGTCACTCAGAAAAAAAAATATCTAAAATAAGACGTTATATGATGCATTGATCAAACGCTTTTAATGTGATAAAATGATTGATTAATTTTAAGCTTACAATGTAAATATACATAAATATACATAAACATGCACACATATATACACATATACATACATATATATTATACAGATAATACATTGTATATGGAACAACATACAAACATTGAAGACAATAATGATGAAAAAATACCTTATGTAATAAATCATTCTTTTCATGATTCATCGGAAGAACAAAAAGATAAATTCACCAAAGTCTTTATTGACAGATTTTCTATTGATAAAGGGACAATGGGTCAAATTAAAAGAATGATATTACATCCATCCGTTAACAACATTCGTATAATGCCAGATTGTCATCGTGGTAAAGGTTGTTGTATCGGATTCACTTCTGAATTAACTGATAAAGTTGTACCAAACTATATCGGTGGTGATATTGGATGTGGTATAATAACTTACAGCTTAAATAAAAAACTAAGTGATCTAAATATGAGCGTTGTTGATATCGAAAAAATAATTCGTGATGTTACACCAATGGGAACACGCGAATTTAGTATTAATGATGAAAATCACATTCCGGTGAGTGATGCAAATATCAATGAATTATGTGTTAAAGCATATGACGAAGCCTACAATTTTGCAAATATGTACGGTCAAAAATTTAAAGATTCTATTTCACATTGTTTGCCCGATTACTCAATCGAATGGTTTAAAAATAAGTGTTTGCAAACACAAATTGATTACAATTATGTTTTAAAAAGTATAGGTAGTTTGGGAGGTGGTAACCATTTTATTGAAGTTAATAGTAATAAAGAAGGCATTCTGTACATAACTATTCACACAGGATCAAGAGGTTTTGGTCAAGCTATATGTTCATATCATCAAAATAAAATTAATGAAACCAAATTTATTGATTATGAAGAATTAGATGATAAAAAGAAGAAATTAATGAGAAAAATAAAAGATGCAAAGGCACTCAAAATGGTTATGGATGATATTAAAAATAATCTAGTTAGTTCAAGACATCCTGATTATTTAGAAACGAACGAAGCATATGAATATTATTTCGATATGATTTTCGCGCAAAAATATGCTGAATTAAATAGGCGAGTCATTCTACAACGAATTCTTGACAAACTCAATTTAGGAAAAATAGTTGACGACAATATTATCGAATCCATACACAACTACATTGATTTTAATGATTTCATATTACGAAAAGGTGCAATATCAGCGTCAAAAGATAAATTGTGTTTGATATCATTAAATATGAGAGACGGTATATTACTTTGCAAAGGTAAAGGAAACAAAGATTGGAATTATTCATCGGCTCATGGCGCAGGCAGGTTGCTAACGCGGACAGAATCAGAAAATAAAATAACATTAGAAATGTTCAAAAATGTTATGAAAGATGTTTATTCAACATCTGTTTTGAATGAAACAATCGATGAATCACCATTTTCTTATAAGGATAGTGAAAAAATAAAAAAATTAATATCAGATTCTGTCGAAATAATAGAACAATTGTATCCTGTCATAAATGTCAAAGCCATCTCTTAAAATTGAAAAATTATATGGCTCAATATTTCTATAAAATAAATGTTAAACAAACTTCTTTATAACATATAAAAATGACATATAGTGTATCAAAACTACCAAAAAAAATTCTGGACGTGTTTGATGAGAAAAAAATTACCGTACAAAATAATACTGGTCACACTGTGTGGCTCGAATGTCATAACGGAATTAATCCAACAATTCAAGTACAACAATGGGGTATTGAATCTGGAAGTTGGAGTAATGTGACAACTCCGACTAAATTCGTAACATTTAATTTTAATGCCAGATACAAAGATACTGTATACAGTATCGGCAAAAATATCCCAATGGGTTGTGGATACAAGTTGACTCTTAATAAAGTTGATGATATAACTAAACTACCTATTGTGACGGAATTTTCTATATAACTAAATTTTTATTTATTATTTAATCATTATTTAATCATTATCTTATTCTTCTAACATATTCTCATCATTCAATTTAAGTAATCGCCTTGTTTCTTCCGGTATTTTCCTATTATTATATAATATCAATTTGATTTCCCTTTTTGTTTGTTCTATTATTTTATCGTCATCCTTTCTACTTAGAAAATTACCGAATCTCTTTAAAGTAGATTCATCTAATTTACCTTCTAATTGTTCAAATTTCTCGACTAAATAATCACATTTTTCGTCATAAATATCTTGTAAACAATTTTCTCTATTCATTAATTTCCAATCAATTCCATCATACATCATTACATAACTGTCTTTAATGTTGGATATATAAATATTGTGGTTTTCAGGTCTGTTTTTATCAAAGTGAACTATTTGAGCAAGATTTTCAATGGATTTAAAACCTTTATTGAGAATCTTCTTGACTTGATCGTCTGTAATAAAAGATAAATCTTCCTTACCATAAGCTATCAGATTTATATTTAATTGTTTAATATTATTTTGTTGATTATTCGTATTATTGTTAGTAATATTTTGTTCATCGATATTATTAATAACTCCATTATTTGAATTATTTGTACTGGTTCCTTTTTTTATTTGTTTTTTTAATTCAGTAATTTCATTTAACATTCTTTTATTAGTTTCTTCCATCATTTGAATTTGTTTTTTACGTTCTTCCATTTCTTTCTTACTTTCTTCCATTTGTTTTATTAGTAACTGATATATTTCTTCTTTTTTATCTATATCTTCCTTTTTAACTTTGCATCTATCATTTAGATGTCTATTCAAAGACGAAATTTGAGAAAAAGTTTGCTTGCAATAGTTACATTGGGTTATTTTATCTACAGAATTAATATTTTTTATA